ATTATATTTAACACCTGATGCTCCGTTAAGTGGGGGCACAGGTTTATATCGTTACAAAAAAACTGGGGCTGCAATTGCCAGCGAATTAGAAGAATACGAATCACAGGACATGACCAAATGGGAATTGTGTGATACTGTAGCAAATCGATATAATCGATTAGTTTTATATCGCAGTGAGCAGTTTCATAACAGCTTAGATTATTTTGGATCTGACATGGAAACGGGCAGATTATTTCAGCTTTTCTTTATAACAACAGAATTTTAAAAGGTATAACAATGATTTATAAGGTTCCTAACTTTCTCGACAGTGATGTACTATCAGCACTTAGAAAAAAATTCGAAACATCTAGAGGGCAAGCTGTTTTTGAAGTTAATCATATGGGTCGCTGGGGTAAAGGGTTAGAAGCAGGATCTTATGCTCCTGTTTTAATATTGCCTATACCTGAATTCAGAGACTACTTGATTGAAAAATATCAAGCAATGGATCCAATATTCAAGGAATATGCAAATCTGAATTGCTTTATGCATATTTGGCTACCAGGCAGTCAAATTAATTTTCATCATGACGCCAGCGATGATAATCCCAGACTGAGCAGTACAATTTATATTAATGAAAATTGGAATTGGAACTGGGGAGGCTTATTTTTATATGATGATCCCGACGCTGGCCAAGGATGGGTTTATCCGCATGAAAATTTAATGGTCTGGTTTAAGCCTCCTATTTTTCATGCTACATCGATGGTAACTGCAATAGCAGAACATCCTAGACTTAGTATTCAACTATTTTTTAACAAATATTGAAATGAATTTAGATCATTGGTTTCCCAGCGTCATCGGACGGTCCGATCACTTAGATTGGTTAGATCCAATGTCTGAGGCCTTAGACGATATCTTTAACAATCCATCTACTAGATTAAACGAAGAATTTTATTATAATGGACAAACAACCTACGGGACAAGAAATCTTACCACAGAGCCACAGTTCGCATCGTTTGTATCTTTTATACAGCAACAGGCCTGTAATTTCTTAGAATTACAGGGGTACGATTCTGTTAAAGTTCCGTGGAAACCATTTCTATTTGCGAATAGTTTTAAACAGGGAAGTAATCATCCCAAACATTTGCACAGTCAATGTACTATTAGCGGAATTTATTATATAAAAACTCCACCTGGTAGTAGCAATATTATTTTTTATCCTAATCAACCTTTTAAAGACTTCTTTGATTATATGTTTATGATCAAGGATCCTGCCAATTGGTACAGTTTAGCTAAAACAGAATACAAGCCTTACCCTGGATTACTACTAATGTGGCCATCTTGGCTTTACCACGAAGTACCTCCCAATCACAGCACAGAACCAAGAACTAGTCTAGTTTTTAACCTGTGATTTTTTCGTGTAATTTAATTTTTTCTTTAATATTTTTAAATTTAAAAGTTCTGTGGACACCAGGATGCAATGGGGTTGGGTGTAAGTCTATGGGCACCCAACAATATCCTAGGTGTTCGTGATTCAGGATAGGTACAAATTCTTCTTCTACTTTTATTAGAAAAGTATGATATACAAATCTGTTATTGTTGCTGGTATATTTTTCGATGGGAATAATTTTAGCACCGTCAATTTGACCGCCTAATTCTTCTTTAATTTCTCGTTCTAATCCTTGCAGTATTGTTTCATTTTGTTCTATTTTACCGCCCACTATCCCCCATGTATTAGGAAATTTACTGTCATTTCTTAATAAGAACAAATATCTGTGAGTTGATGTGCAATAAATTAATGCTCCACATCCTTCTTTTATATTGTCAGTTGCCATTTTCCTGCAGGATAAAAACCTTCATAACTCTTGGACCAGCTTGATCCGTTCCACTTGTATTGAGTTCCAGTTGTTAAATTTGTTACGTATTCGGTTTGAGTTTCGTATCTACTAGAAAATACTACAGCCCAATGTTGTCCATTAAATTCTATAATGTCATTAGCATACGCTTCTATTAGAGTATTGTCAATTCCCAACCAATTGTATGCTGGCTGAGCGCCAGACGCAGACACATAGTCATTGACTAATAAGTATCGAGTTCCATCGGCTAAATCCTGTAAATTTTTATTTGGTCTAGCACTTTGCGGATCGATGATAGCATTTACCGGTTCTAATGTGTTTACAGGAATAGTATCAATGTCTGGGGTCCATAACAACGCAGTGTCGTCAACGGGATTATAGGCTACAGTGCCGATAACTTCATTGCCGTCGTCGAGTTCTAATCTAATAGTACTAGTTCCATTTACCAAATTTCCATAAACATTGATTAGATCTCTCCATGGTTCAGACGGGCCCTCTTTACGAGTGGTAGCAGTGAACACAATCCTGTCTCCGATGTTTCCTGTGATTAAATTACTGGCAGTTACAGTATCTCCGTTGATTCCAATTACTATACAGTTCGGCACAGTTGTAATAGTCGGACTGGCATTGCTGGTAATGCTCAATCCGGATATAACCATATTATTCGAAATTCCGTCAGTGTCAGACAATATGACGTTGGCATTCGCTGTAACCGGTGCTAACAATTCTTTGATAACTTGAACACCAAAGTCTTCTGTAACGTGCTGATCGTATTTTACCAGTCGAAGTTCGTTATCAAATAATATAACACCATAAGTCAATGGTGTAAAATACTGCCGGGACAGTAACTTTTCGTCATCGTAGATGGCTTCGTTAATTCCGCCAGATCCGTCAAATATACTGGCAATAATTTTTTGCACTACCCCTAACTTCTTTACTAGTGCAGGAGCACTGATAAAAATAGGCAATTCAAAAGTCAGTGTTGCAACATCAATTGGGTTATCAGTGCCCATTGGCACGGTTCTGGAACTCCAATTCACATTGGTTAGTAGAACATAGGTAATACTGGTCCAATCGATGTAATTGTCAGTGCTTTGAATTTCTAAAGCAGGATTGAATAATATAGTTAATTGTTCTAACAGTTGTAGTTTTTGTTCAGTATTACTGGTCCAAATATCTAAATTCAATGTAAGTTTATATGGCACAGGCATCAAGCGTTCTACAGTAAACACATCGCCTTGTGTGGTACTCATTTGACCAGTTGAGGGATCAAAATATCTTTCTCGAAGATTTAACTTACCTACATAAGTGGGATTTTGCAATCTTTCTCGATCGTAGGTAAGACCACTAACGTACACAGCCATTGCTGGAACTGCATTTAAAACATTTTCGCTGTTCTGTTGAATAATGCTGGCAACTTGTCTACTGCTATCGCCGTATATTACAGGAACTCGTTGTAATGCTATAACACTGTTACGATCTCTGCCAAATTCCACTTGAAAGTTTGAAACCATACGAATAAATTGTATGATATATCTTCTTATTTGTTGATCGTAAAAAAAACTTTGTAAACTCATTGTTTCTTTCTTTCTATTAGATGCACATATTAATTGTCAGCTCGGGGAGTAAGTGCCTTGCTAAGACTTTGTCTAGTAGGCATAGTTTGTCCTTCGTTGTTGACGTAAGTAGAAGTATCGTTAACAAAGATACTACGCTGAGTTTTGTTGTCCGGACCTGGAGTAAGATTGGTACGAACACCGTCTTCGATTTTAATCCATCTTGTGCCGTTATAACGGAACAAACGATTAGGAACATAGTCTGTTCTTAGAACATAGTCTCCAATGGTTGGGCTGGCTGGAAAACTTGTTCCAGCAGTAACAGGCCATCCGTTAGGGGGTATATCGTCTCCCCCAAGATATGCAGGCACATTGGAGTCTGGCGTAGTTGGTTGAGTATTTGTAAAATCCAAGGTTGAATCTACAAATAAATTTGTTAAATCCACAGTTTGTCCTGTTGGATCGCCCGGACTGCCGTCGGGGTTTATGGGTTCAATGTACAAATCATTAATATCAGTGCCGCTCTTGGGTACATTAATTTCTGCTTGCTGAATAATTGCGTCATTGATCGAAATAAGTTTGTCTAATGTACTCACGTAGTTTCCTATAGGAGTATTGTTGGCACTGCCTGGAACAAGCTGGTTGATGATGTCTTTGTATTCTTGACTGTCTACCAGAGGTGTAAGTTTTACCCGCCATAAGTGCGGCCACCAAGTTTGGCTAAATCCTTCTGCTGCGAAACTGGCATCTTGTACTACATAATATCTTTTTAACACAGCTGGTATATCTTCATTTAACGGGTAGTAATCTTTCTTGTGCTGTAGTTCTAACACATCTCCGCTCATAATTTTACGACCCAGTGATGCCACAGTGTCATTGAGATGGAAAGTCATATAAACAGTGTCTGCACTTAAAAAGATACCGAATTGTTTTAAATCAAAATCATTATCATTAACAGTATAAACACCCCGAAGAGTATAGACGGAAGTATCATATTTTCGATCCCTATTTTCTAAAAACAATAAATCCTGGATATTTAAAGCACTCTGATTTTGATAAACAGGTTGAGTAGCATCTTTCCAGTATACATTAAGTGGTTGTCCTGATGTTATGGCAGAAGTAACATTGGCACTTATAGTAACAGTGTTGATAGTTACATTTGTTCCTGTTATAATTGTATTTGCTGCGATACCTATGCCACTTACAGCTTGACCAACTTCAAATGGCGCTACATTGCCAAAATATAATGTTCTGCCAGAAACAGTGGTGTTTGCAGTGGGATACGCATTGGCTTGTACATTAGTGCCAATGTATTTGTGCAACAGTACACCAGTGCCACCAATGGTAAATTCTTCTGATATTCTTTTATCAAAAAATTTGTAATCGTTTGTGTGGTTATCGCGCCACATGCTAAGTCTGGGCATTTTTGATTCCGTTTATCTTATATTTATGGTTAAGTTGACATAAAAAACCGTTTCTAGTATAATAGTGGAATGGAGAGTACTGTAAATTCGGATCATTTTATCCATTTAAAATTGATAAATCGAATAGTAGATTGCGGGAAACAAATTCATTCGTACCCATCTGGGCAAGTGAAACGAGATCTGTTAAAAATGTATGACAATGTCACAGATTTAAATACAAAACGAGATAAAGCAAAAGTAGAATGTAAACGGTTGGGACGTATCACAGCCGAATACGAACGAAGACAAAAAGATTTAGAAGTTTCAATTGATCAATTGGAACAGTATATCATCATGGCACTTTTGATTAAGTAGGAGAAAATTATGGCAGTTGTTGCTGGAATTAAGATTAAAAATAAAGAAACTAAAGTTCGAAATCCGCTGTTTGCGGATGAAAAATACACAGGCGGCGAGCCACAGTGGCCTGAAGAATCAGTGGACTGGTCAGATGATCAATTCGACAGCTTGCTTCGTCGTAGTTTCTACTACTATAACTATTATTACAATCAAAAAGATTGTAAAAAATATGTGGTAGAATGGATGAAAACTATCCCAAGTTGGAATAAAGAGCAGATTAAAGCATTTGAACGCAGTTCGGATCGAAGCATTCCGATGACAGCCTGTAGTCTTATTATGGCCCGCCGTGCTGGGATGACATTTAGGGCTCGTCATACTGAATTCTTAATTAAAACGATAGACAGTGCAATTGAGCAAGCTGAGCCCGAAGCACTGGTGGAAACTAGTGCAAAACCCATCGAAGTCTATAAGCCTACAATACAAGACCGACTGTCAGAAAAAACCAGCGAACTGATCGGCGAATTGGAAGGTCTGTACGACGACATAGATAATACCACTGTAAAGTTTTATAACTGGTTTACAGACAACAACGTAGTACAAAGTCAGCTTTCAAAATACGAAAACGTATATCAAAAAAGAAAAGCTGAACTAGAAGAAGCACAACTTAAAGCAGATCCTCAGCTAAAAGAAGGCTACAGTCATTACAAAGCAGCAGATTTTAAAAAACACATTAAATGGATAGATGATCTGCTGGCAGCAATTGAGCAATATCGTGGTGTCAAGAAA